AACACAATGCAGGGATTAGAGCTTGATGTCGGTTCGTCCTGATCAAGTTCGACGGCCCCGTAGTGAATTCGTTTTGCTGCTTCAGCTGATGTTGCAACGCCGCAGATCGTTTGCCATGCGGACAGGCCCGAAAGCATTGTTCGCAGACTCGCCAGCGATGTTCCAACGTCCAGAGCGGCCATTAAATGTCACCAGTTCGGAACACTCGCCCGCCCTTAACTTCTTGCGCAGTACGTGCGAGCTTTGCCGTTTTCATTCCCTGCATTGGGTCAGACACGTGGACCACTTCGTATCGCAGCGACCCAATCTGCACAGCATCGGCTTCCGTTAGCGTTGACGTTTCGGCAATATCGAATGTCCGAGAATGCGTGTACCCGCGCCCGCGAACGTCGTCGATTGCTGGCATGTCGTCGCCGGGGATGCCGATGATTGTCTTGATGTTGCCCGCATCACCGCCAACGAAACGCTGACAGGTTTCTGCGAAGTCATCGACTTGCAAAAACACATCAGCGACGTCGGAAATGATGAGGTCATGCAGAGACATTACGCACCATAAGCGTAGTTGAAGATCGGGCGCACCATAGCAACAGTGATTGACGGAACGCCGGTTCCTGATGCTTTGGCAACTGCGATATACGGCTGGACGTTCAAGCCAGAACCGAGTGCGGACATGTCAAAGGTTGTATCCTGTGCGACTCGCTCGCCCTCGATAAAGAAACGAACGTCTGACAACCCTTTTTCGAAGTCGATCTTGAAGGTCTTGTAAACGCCAGCCAACGTCTGCCCGGTGGCCTTGTCGTCATTGTCGGTGGTGGCATCGTCTGTTTCGACAACCACCGCGGAGGTTGATGCGGACCCCTGAATTCGGAACCATGCGTTTGTAGCGATGCTGTCGAGCGTTGCGTTGTGAGCTGATGCCAGCCCGAAAACGATCGTCGTCACGGAATCCACGCCGGCAACGAGCGCTACAAATTCAATGTATTTAAGTTTTCGCACATCGAAGGCCAGCACGTCGTTGTGGTACAAAACCGCCAACTGTGCTTCACTCGTGCTTGTCAGTGTCAGTTTTGCCGCTCCACCATCTTCTGTGATGCAGAGAGCTGTAGGAGTCGTTCCGGTCAGAACTGCAGTCCAACCGTTCTGGCCTGGCGTCGTCGTAAACGCTTGAGCCCGTGTGAACTGTTCTCCGCCAACGACCGGCCATTCAACTGTGCCACGATTGATCATCGCAATTCACCTTTCGAGATTGTTTGCCCCTCTCGGGGACTGAGCTATTCGCGGGAAACATTCCCGAACGTAACACTGCCGCAAGCCAGCCCTCGGAAGGGCTGGCTCTTGGCTAACGCAGAACGTGGTCGATTACGCCTCGCCCTTATGCTTCTGAATTCCGCGATGGTCGAGAGCTTTCGCGGCCACTGACTGCAGCACGTAGTAAGTGCTGGCCAAAGTGTGCTCGTCGCGAACTTCGCGAACCTGTGGCGTTTCCTGTCCAGCCAGGAAAGTGACTTCCACAGTTTCGACCCGTGTTGGCTCCGCAAACAGATACCATGCCACGGTTGAAGCGGCGTCAAGCAGCGGTTCCACGACCAGCTTAAGCGATCGTGTTGGGTTGAATGTTCCCGCTCCGGTTGAGCCCGGATCGTAGATAGAATTCACCAGCACCTCTGCTGTCGTTTCCAGTGATGCCGGAACAACGAGGTAGGCCGGAGTCAGATTTAGAATGTCCGCTGACTCCGCGCCCTCTGGCGTGTTTTCGCCACGCATGAGCCGCATCAACGCTTTCAGCGTTCCTAGCGTTGTGGAACTTGGGGCACCGGTTCCCGTCGTCAGGTTCTTTCGGAAACGAAGGCCCGTTGGCGTTTCAAGAAACAGAGCCTGTCCATCTCGCATCGTCGGGTTGCTTGTGACCTGTGCCCAAGCGACAGTGTTGACGGTTCGTGCAGCAGCATCGCCCAGCTTCATCGGCGTCGAGGTCAGAGCCGACATGTCATCATTGACGATTAGCTTGTACCCGAAGTCGATCCCGATCGATCGGCATTCGACAGCATAGGTCGCCTTGCCGTCAGCCATGCTCGCCATGTCGGGCCGAACAGAGTCATTCCACACTGGCAGATTTGGAATTGCTCCCAACTGCATCCGGTGAATGTTCTTGAAGTCGGTCGCCGACTGACCCTGCTTCATCGGTCCACGCCATGTGGCTGGAACTTCCTGATAACCAATCATCATCGACTTGTTGACGGCATCAAGAGTCAGGTTGCTGAATGAACCTGTCCCGTGATACGCTGCCCCGCCCGCAGCCGCACGAATGCCAGCTTTCTCAGGCCCGAACATTGCACAGATTGCGATCTGGTCACGAGTCAAACCGAGCGTCTGAATGCCGCGCGAACGAACGTATTCCGTTGCCATGTCGAACAACGTTGCATAACGGAAATTGTCCGCCTGCTTGCTTCGCTGTGCTGACGGATAATACTTTTCGAGCTTGGCCTCGTCGCCATTCAACGCAGCTCGGCACGCGGTCAATGTCAGCGCTGAACGCAAATCAACCTCGAGTCGCTCCGTTCCGCTTGAGACATGGCGAACAGTTGCACCATACGGGACATGTTCAGCCTGCTTTGCCTTCGCGTCCTTAATGTGTTTTCGGACAGCGGCCAAGTCTTCCAGTGCTCGGCACGCTTCAATTTCGCCCGGCATGTCGGCCATTTCGCACAATTCGCGAACGTCCACTTCGAATGCCTTGCGGGCTGCGGCCTGATCGGCAACCGCCTGGCGTGTCGCGTCAGCGACGAGCTTTGCAAGATCGGCTGCAGTTGGCAGAGTCTGAGTCTGCTGGCTGCGTTCTTCTTTCTTTTCTTCCTTCTTAACATCGCTGAGCTTTGCAGCGTTGTCAATCAGCCATCGCTGAGCCTGTTCATCGTTGTTGTCGGCTGGCATACCCTTTGACACCAGCAAAGCGCGGAGTTCTGGATTCATTGCAAATTCTTCCTGTTCTTCTGAGGACTTGAAACGGACTGCCGCCGGGTCCAGCCCTCGCAGCTTCGCTTGATCATCGGCACCAATTGGAGTCAACGAGACTTCCCGGAGCCGCCACTTCGTTACAACATTTACCGGCCCTTCATAGGTCCGATTTCCGATTGTTTTTCTCGCACCTGACTCGATGAACTGGCGTTTCAAAACGTCGTATCCGACCGAAACATCGGTGATATGTCCGTCGCGTACACCGCCTAGTGCGTCGTCTGATTCTTTGCTCTTGCGGAACACCAGCGTTGCGGTGATTTCGTTTCCGTTCACCTTGATTTCACGAGCAGAACCGAGCTGATCTTTGACCGATCGCCGCTGGTGCGAATCGAGAAACGGAACCTGTCGACTTGATGGAAATTCAGCCCCGGATGGCACGAGAACTTCTGGCACCATCATTTGCCGGCCCCAGTCGGGCATGTCAACAGGCTGCTCAGTGCTGATAACCGCCTCAACGCTTCTGGTTTCCTCATTAAACGTTGCCGCCCGAACGCTTAGGGATCGATAGTTCGTGTCGGCCGTCGCCTGATTTCTTTGGCTTCGATTACGCATTGATGACTTCCTCAATCAGATCATCCTCAACAGCATCATCTGACGACTGCTCTTCACTGGATGTCTCCATTTGCTGCACGGCCATTTGGTCCTGAGCGTCAATGCCCATGATGTTGTTGATGACTTCCGTCGGAATACCTTTAGCTTCCGCCACTTCGTAAAGTTCGGCGACGTCGTTGAGAACGTCTCGCCAATTCACGTTGATCTTGGCACATTCCATTTGAAGCGAAGATAAACCGGCGTGAATTCGATCTGCAGCCGCCTTAACGTCGTCTTTTGGATTGATTGACAGAGCGACTGGCCCCTGCCAGTTGGCTGCTGAAAACATTTCCGGGCTCGACTGAAACTCTTCTGCTGACACGATGCCATCGAAGTAGCCTTCAAAGACTGCGGTGCGAAGAATTGTTTCCCAAATCGGCTGGCAATAATGAGACGCGAACCACTCTTGCACGATCTGAATTTCAGGCCAGCAATCGTTGTCAGCGGAACGCTCAGAACTGAATGAACTGTTCCGATAATCGCCCGTCACGGTGCTGGCTTTAGTGCCTGGCAACGCTGCCGCCGTGCCTCGCTGAAGATGCTGCACGAACGCTTCTGGATTCATGTTTGGCTGATTAGGGGAAAGAAGTTCAAACGAACCGTCTTTCCCCTTGTTTACAACCATTCCAGGCTGAATTTTGTTGATCGTGTTGCCGTCGCTGTCTGTGAGGTCTGAACCGTCCGCAGAGTTGGAATTGTATTCAGATCCCTGATTCAGCCCGAGTTTCGTGGCCCCTGTTGGCTTGCTGTAGGTCGCAACCATGCAGGATGCCATCGCCGACGCTGTCAGAACGTTGTATTCAAGATCATCCGTTCGCCTTGCTCGCAGGATTGCAGACGAAAACCACGGCACACCGCGAAGCTCGTCAATATCTTCCTCCATGAACAGATGGCCGATTTTGTCGATCGGAACTCGTGTTGCTGTTGCTGGAGCAGTTGCTGCGTCTGAAATCAGTGTATTCTTGACCCAATAAGCAACTCGCTCATCATTGGCGTTTAGTTCAATGCCACGAAAAACGCGATGCCCATCTGGCAACGATGACTGCAGAATTTCCGATTCACCGGCCAGTCTGCATGTATCCACCAGTTGCAAAACGATAGCGATAGGCAAGTTGCGGCGTGATTGCTCGGCAGAACTGATTGGCTTGATTCGATAAAGCGTATCGCCGGATAAAATCACCGAGCGGAACGCCAATCTCTGCTGGCATCCCATCGTCAAACCGCCTTTTCCTGGCAGTCCGCGAGCATCAAATCCGCTCTGCAATTGCTCCCAAAGCTGCATCGCACGTTCTCGAAATGGCACGTTTGGTGTGCCATCTGCGTACATTGCGAGCGACTCAGGGTGCATCCCCTTGCCAATCACCTTGGCTTCGAGAGAACGGACGATTTTCCGGCAACTTGGATTGTCTCGATAGAGATCCCACGACTGAGCGCGGAGAAAATCAATCCGGCTGCTGCTGACCTCGTTTTCTTTTTGAACAACTCCGCGAAGTGCGTTGAGCCGATTCAACGTTGCCGCTGCGTATGGCCCTTTGGCCGTTCCGAGCAGCTTATTGACTTGCTGAATCGTGGCCCGTGCTTCCATGCGACGAAGCTGAGCGGCTGGAGAAAAAATGCCGACGATAGAATCAATGATATTCATAGGCTCGGCTCCCCCAGTGACAGGAGAGAAACCATCGAGCCGGTGGATTCATTGCCGATTTCGTCCATCAATTCTTTTCGGCTCTGTCGAATCTGTGCAAGATCCGCCATTCGCTGCCGACGACCGCCCGGCCCTTGATACTCTTGCGAGGTCAGGACTTTCAGATAGGCCGCATTCGCAGCCGCTAAAAGATCGGCGGAAGTTGTCATGCTCGCAGTTTGCGAGGCTCAACGACAAATGTCCTTACCAGTGTTGCTAGTGTGGCAAAAGAATTATCGCTCGCCATCCAATTTGACAATTCGATGCTCAACCTTAATCACTTCAAGTTTGACCTCGACTGTCCAGGTGTGCCCACACGGCCCGCGATCGCCCTTGGTGCATTTGTCGCACTTGTAATACCGAGTCCGGCCATGTGTTGAATACGCCGTTCCATAGCCGCCGTTGCCGTTCCAACAGACCGGGCAATGGCGATACTCTTCAATGGTTCGCAGTTGCGGCTTTTCGGCTGGCGTTTCAGTAATCTTTTGAACTGGTTTTTCTGGCCTCTGCTTACTCATTCCAGTTCCTTCCGTCCGGCCGCTGCGTTCCTTGGTTAACAATGGTTTTCCCCTGTGTGTAAATTCCAGACCGAGGCGGGAAGCCTCCATTCTCTGACACATACGCCTGAGCCAGAGCAAGCCCGTACCGAATCACGTCGCGTAAATCGTTAGGCTCGTTTTCGTTCTTTTTGACCCACATTAACTTTGCGTTTCCGCGCGAGTCCATTTTGTCTGCAATCGTTCCGTTGCACAGCTGCTCGAGCAAATCGGTGTCGTTTTCTGATCCAGTGCAGAGCGATAATGATTCAGGCTCTTCCGGCAACCGCTCATCAAGGCGTGCCTGTAGATCAGTTTCCCAGAAGTCCGTGTTGACCATCAGCAGTTGCTGACCAGCGTTGTCGCCGCGTTCGATTTCAGCGAGACGATACGGCAACCCGGCAAGATCTGTCGATGAACCCTTGATAGCAAGAAGCCCTGCATGATCATTGCAAAAGTCGTAGGTCTTTTTTGTGTCCCAACCTGAGTCGACAGCTGCAGCATGTGGCAACATTGGATTGCCACCGTCTGCGTGAATGAATGGATTCCGAATTTGGGTGTCCCAGATTTCCTGCAACGAATGGCTGTATCCGTAGTCGACCAAATGCGCCCGGCCGTCAAGACCATGTGCCATGACTCCCCAGACGCGAAACCCGCCATCTGACGCCTGCTGGTCAATTGTGACGGTAAGTAATCGCGTCCACTCCGGCAGCGATCGTCGCTTGATGTCCGTTTTCAGTCGCTCGCCAACAATCTCCGGTGTGGACTTCGACCGTCGAATCTCCCACGTTTCGCCCATGTAGGAGTTCACGACGTCCTGCAAATCCTTCGGCCGCTTTTGTGCCAAGATCCATCGTCGCGGAAAGCTCCCCCAT